CATCACCGCCTAATCTTCTAGGAACGATGTGATCTACTGTGAGCATCTCTTCTGTGCCACACAATTGACAGCATCTATCTCTGTTGATTACTTGCTGCCTAATCCTACGCCATTTAGTAGTGCCACCTTTGGATGTTAAGGCTGATCTGTTCAATGCCAGTTCCTTAACTTAAAGTGAGCCCAAGCTTTGCAGGCTGATCCATCATAACGATGCTCTAAGTATCTCATGTGAAGTTGTATCTGTTGCATTGGATTCATGTCTTTTGCTATTGGATTCTTTATCTGTAATAAGCCATAGACTTTATGAGTGCCGTTTAGATTGCCAACCGCTTTATGATTCCATGCTGATTCTTTACTAATGAGTAACTTAATGCATTTGGCTTCATGCTTAGGCATTGTCGCATTAATGTATTTTCTAGGGTCATATTTGAAAGCTTCTATTTGCCCAGTATTAGCAGCAGTCATTGGTGATAATAGAGTTATCCCAATAGCGATGGCTACCGTGCGAGCTATCCGCAAGCGGCTCGCCCTGTGCCCCTTATGGGCACTAGCCCTGAGAGTACCATTCATGTCAAACTCCTAACTATAAGTGCTGGTCAGACGGCGTGTTGTTTAGTCCTTGCCCCATCCTTTGCCCTTAAAGTGAATTGGATTAGCTGTAATGATCTTTGTCATTGGTTCATTGCAATAGTTACATAACACTACTGGTCGATTGTGCCATCCATGATTGACTTCTTGATTGAGATTGCATCTGGAACATTTGTAGTCATAGGCTGGCAAGTTAAGCATCTCCTGATCATATATGACCCACATCCAGAGCAACGGTCGATGTCTGATTCTGTGGGTTCTTTGTCTAAGTGACCGTATTTTAATATGAGTAGTGGCAATAGATCCTCTAAACGAATGATCGCGGCATAGTCACGCGGATCCTCACCTTGTCCGTTTAGCCGTAATACCCCGAAACCCAACTCCCCAGAAATGGATGTTCGAGCTTTTAATTGCTTCATGTACGCCAATGGCTGAAAACTACCCCTTCCCACACATGCGCCTTGCCACCAAGTCGATAGGTACTCAGCTACAACACGCTCTGTGCGAAAACCTCTCGCTCTTCTTGAGTTAGCCATTTACCGCATGACATTTACGGCATTGCCAAGCACCGACAGAAGGCTGTTCATCCTTGATTACTATGTTAGCAACAATATCTCTAGCTTCTGTTGGCTCATTGCATAACTGGCAGTTAATAATCTCAATGAATGGAATGTCATCAAAGTTGACCCAACCACCTAATCCATCTGCATTATGTATCTCGATGTAACCCATTATGCTCTCGCCTTCTGTGGTTCCCATGTTCCCTGGCTACTTAATTGATACCAAATTGTCGGACACTTAGGCTCTGATCCACCAACTCCAATATGCCGGCAGAAGTAACCACCCCATGCCCTGCCATTTTTGTTGCCATCCTTAAACTCTCTATCTCCATGCTTACAGCTGGGAACTATCTTCTCAGTTCCCAATATTTCTGAAACTGTATTAACAGCTTGATCGATCGTTACAGGCGCTGGCACTTCTTTTGTAAATTCATCCTGTTCACCAAATGGTGTAGTCCAATAATCCTTCTCAACCTTAGGAGCAGGAGCTTTGACTACCTTTGTCATTTCTTCGCGACTTGGGCGCTTTCCCTTAGGAGCATAACCTGCATTTGCAAGCGCTCTGCCGATCGCCGAAGTTTCACAATTCTCCAATGCTGAAGTCTGATTAACGCCTCGACTAGTAACTGTCTCTTCAGCCAGCCCAGTTGCCCACGCAACACCATCTGTAGCAGTTTTGAATAGATACGCCTTAACAACATATCGATTACTCTCGATAACTTCCAATTCAGTTGAAATACGAAAATCTGGATAGTCCTTAATAAATTTCTCAAGTCTCACCTCTACTGGTTCATAATCGGCTAGGTTAAACATATAATTCATTCTCCTCGGTTTTTAGTTCACAAGCTAGCGCCAAATACGCGCAAGCATCTATGTAGGAATCAAGATGCCCGGGGCTTTCTTGGATTCTTGAGAGCTTGACCTCGACCATTGCAAGGCAAGCTTGGTAGTCCTCGATTGGGAAATCAAGTAAATTGGTAAGTCTCCTAGCGATCCGATCTTGGTTGATTTTCGGATGACCGTAGATTGCACCACGATCTTGCATGACTGCTGTTGCACTTTGTAGGACTTCACGGGCTTTCATTCTTGCCAAAATTCTTGGCGATTGACTGCCCTGCCTCGATGGTAACCCTCGCGAAATCCTTTGTTGTAATTACCTTCTGATACATGAGCATAGATTATTCCTACCAATATTGGAAACAAAAGTAAAGCTGCTCCAATTATTTGATTGTCTGTCATTTTGCTCCCATTTCTAATAATTCAGCAGAAATCATTGCTGGTTCAATATCGTTAATTACTGTGTAAATCTTGCCGTTAGGATGGATTGATGGCGCAGCAGCAACATATCCTTTGTGCTTAATATCTATGCCGTCTTGAAGTGATCCTCTAAATGATAATGAAGAACTTGCCTGGTAGTAGTAATGAAATCCATCACCGGTCTGGACTGTGTAAGTCTGACCAAACTCTTTTAGAACTTCTCCACCATTTCTAAAATCAACATCAAAAACAACCAGATCAGATGTTATGCAAGCAATACCAATATTGGCTGTTGGATCAACATCAAACCAAAAATCAATTAGAGCTTCATCTGTAGTAGCGCCTAAATAAGCATTTTTAATCAAATCAAAATGAGGGTCTTTTTTCTTGCTTTTCAATGGCATTACTGCCCATCCTCTTTGTGCATATTGTATTGCAGCTTCTTTTGTGCCTATCGTTGTTTTCATCTTGCTCCCTTGTGCCAACACACTCGGCTGGCTACAGGATTAGTGAACCACAAATATCAGACTATTTGGCTTTCTTTTGATAACGAAACGGTAACGATTCTGCATCATCGACTGCGTTATCGATTGAGCGCCTGAGAGGTACTAAGTCTCTAACGAGGTCGTCCATAGACCTTACCGTTGACTATAAATGTGCCGTTCTTCTCTATGTAAATTAGATCAACTTGGACATTTTTGCCATGAATGTACATAATCGCAAAAGCCTGTTGCCAATTAGCCGTTCCTCGGGTATATGCGGCTTGTTTGAAGTCCATTAGGTTGCCTACCTCAACACCATGGAGAACACGCCCCAAACGGCCTCCTATGGCTTCTGAGAAGGATGTACGCCCTGCTCTGTGAGTGTGTCCAGAGATAATATTCGAACCTGTACGCCTAGCAGCTTCCATTGCGCTTAAACCGCCCTGTGACTTAATAGGTGTGTGATCCCCATGAACCGCCACCCAATTAGGAGCTAGTGGCATGGGCTTCTTCCAAAATGTAATCCCAAGCTCATCAAACTTCATGAATTTTTCAAACCGTAATTCCGGCAAAGATAGGAAACTAGGTATCTTCTTCATAATGATGTTGTATAAGCGATCTGTATGATTTGACCTAATGCAGTCAGTTACGCCCAGTTCCCATAGAAGCTCGACACAGCGATCACGATCATCGCCCAGGGTTTGCTCGTAGGCTCCTGGAGTTCCATCAGACCACTTGCTTATAGTCTGAAAGTCGATCTCATCGCCGATTGTTACTGTTTGATCTGGCTTAAATGTCTGTAAAAATTTTGCTATGTTGCGTGTTAGGTGTACATCTTCGAAGGGAACTTGTAAATCACTTAGGATTACAATTTTCTTCATTAGGTTTAGTCCTCGTCCTCGTCATCGTAGTCGCCAAAGCGCTCTGGATCGATAGGGTCTGGCAATATCCAAGCTGGATATGCTGATGGCTCGACAATGACTGCTAACGCTAGATCAACTTCAAAGCCTGCTCTACGCAATGCTCGGTACATCTCTTGAAGGCTGATAGCCCAAGTGTCAAGAGCGTTGTAAGTCTCTAGGTCAATAACCTTTTTTCTTGCCATGTCTTAATTGTCACTTCTCTAGTATGCGAAGGATGGTTTCGACACGCGCCTCAAGTAAGTTAATCTGGTCGCGCATCGAACTGCCACCATTATTTTTGAGTTCGCTTAGGTAGTGCTTTACTAACCAACGCACTGAGCCAATAAACGAACCAATAACGGTCGTAGCAGCAACAGCAATTGCCGCCATGTCCTGCGCAGTCATTATCTTTTAGGTGTTGCATATCCAAATATGCCTGACAGTACTGACCAAAGGATGGCACGGTAATCGATATCAAAGTTAGTTGCAGACCATGCAGCTAGAAATGCTCCTGCTGCAAGGAATAGTGGGTTCTTTAGTTTCATGCTTTGCCTCCTAGAAGTGGGATTTGAAAAAACTTACGATCTTCATCGCCAGCCTTTGTGAAGCTGATGTGAATGTGCGATATGTGTGGGTTTGTACCCCTGTATTTGACCCAACGCCAGAGCGTTCTCTTGCTCGCAATTCGCTTATTAAAAATGACATATGCAATTCGCTTATCTGTTTTGGCGTGAGCTCGTATCTGATCGGCAAGGTAATGAGCTGTGGCATTTTTCCCATCGAGAGAAGCATCGAGATCGAAAGCACGGATGTACCCTGTATTAGGGCAAGGGTTGTGATCGCTCTTTGAGGCTGCGTGCCGTGCATCACCAATGGTTCCGTCACTACGGCGGTTTCTGTCAGGATAAGCATCATCTGCCTGCTCTCTAAATTGGATTACAGATTTACTAAGTCG